TGTGTTCCGTTAACTGTTAAATTACCAGTTATTGTTGTGTTACCTGCAATTGTAGCATTACCATTAACTGCAAGATTATTATCGCCTGGATCTGTTCCACTTGTACCAACTCTAAGACCACCAGCTCTTGCATAATCTGTTACTGTTAAATCATTTCCAATAATAACATCATCAGGTAGTGCAATCGTTACACCTGCAGTTTCTCCACCTGATCCAGTAACAGTTATTTCATTAGCTGTACCTGTAATGGTAGAAACATAATTTCCAGTAGTATGTGTTCCTAAAGTTACAGAGTTATTATCAAGAGTTGTATTAAATGTGGCATTGGCTAAATTAGTAATTGTAAAATTACCAGAAATTGGGCCTGTGCCTAAAGTGACAGTAAAGTCATCTACATTAAAATCAACGTTTTGATTAGTAGAATCCCAAGTTGCATTTATTCCGCTTTCTGTATTATTAGCAAATAGATTAAATGCATTATATCGTGTTAAAATGGAAGCAGTATTTGTGGCACCAGAAGTATTCATTCCGATTAATTCCCACGCTTCTTCCGGATCTGCAGCAACTCGTGTTTCGTTCCATTGTAATCTTACATCATGCGTTGCAGCTCCACCTGAAATAGTTGTTCTATCAACCTGTAAACCCTGTTGATTAACATTTGATCCGCTTGCTGCAGTAGCATTTAAGTTTAAGAATGCTGAACCAAAGTTAGCAACATTTCCTGCTGCTGACAATAATAGAGTACCATTAGAAAGATCTAATGTTGTACCTGAAGCAAAGGTCATTGTTTTACCATTACTTCCATATGTCATATTAAAGTCTAATGCTTGAGCACTTCCGGAAGATAGTCTTACACTCGCATCACTCTCTGTATGTAATTCATTGATCGCACCTGAAAGAGTATTTGCAGAAGTCGCTAAAGTAGCTGCACCTTGTTTTAAATCTAATTCGTTAATTGCAGTTACTACACTTGTTGCAGTAGTTGTTAAACTTCCAACTGTACCAATGTCTGCTTGATGTTCTGCTATTGCTCCACCTACTGTAGCAGCCGTAGTACCCATTGCTCCTGCAGTAATAGTACCAAGTTCAGCATCTAATTCGTTAATAGCTGATCTAAAATCTGGTGCGGTTGTTGTGAGTGTGTAATTTGAATTAGCTGCTCTTGACGCAGTTTCTAATTCATTAAGAGCACCTGTTATTGTTTGTGCAGTTGTAGTATAGCTAACATTACCTATTTGATCTTCATGTTCTTTAATAGCTGTACTCACTGTTGAAGCAGTTGTTCCCATAGCTGCTGCAGTGATTGTTCCTAATTCATCGCCATGTTCTTTAAGAGCGGCTGATATAGTACCTGCAGTTGTTCCGTATGCAGTATTTCCTATTTGATCTTCATGTTCCCTAATAGCAGTACTTACTGTTGAAGCTGTTGTTCCTAATGCTACTGCAGTAATTGTTCCTAATTCTGCATCATGCTCATTAATCGCAGCTTGTAAATCTGTTGCAGTGGTTGTTAAATTTTCTACTGTACCAACGTCGTCTTGTAATTCATTAATAGCATCAATTACATTAGTTGCTTTAATTTTAATTACATCTCCATTATCAGCTGGAGTATGAATCTCAATTAAAGTTCCAAACGAATAATCAGTAACTCCACCAGAGGTAATTTTAGCAACAGCAATTTGATTTGATGCTCCTGTACTACCATCGACTTTTAATATTGTGCTAGCACTAAAAGAACCTGAAGCCGATTTTAATCTAATTAATGTAGAAGTTATATCATACATAGTTCCTGACCATGTAGCATTTGCTAGGTTAGTTCCTTGATATAATGTAGCTCCTTCATTAAATGTTGCAGGAAGAGTAGGAGAACCAGTTAATACAATATCAAATTGATGATTGACTACGTGAAATCCGCCTCTTGTTAATGTTTGAGGTAATTCAGTTGCGTCATTATAAACTCTAATAATTCCTATTGGATGGGACTCTGCAACTAACCTGGCTTGCTTAGCTACTGCAATTGTTTGTGTTCCGTTTTTAAGAATTTCTGCAGCGCTGTAAACACCAGTTACATTTTTAACAAGGATTTTTTCATCATTTATTACACCTTCAATTGTACCTTGGAATGTGGCATTTGCAAGATCTGATCCTTGGAATATTGTAGTATCAACTACAAATCCTGTCATAGTAGGATTACCCTTCAGAATAATATAACCTCCAATATTATCTAAAGTATCTTCAGGAGATAATTCAAAACGAGTACCACTAAATTTATGAGCATTAGCCGATGCGGTAGTTGAAAATACTTTGTCACCGACATCAGTGGCCAATTGATCGGTATCACCAAGATGAAGAGATATCTCGTTGGATTTAATTCTCCATTCTTCTAAAGTATTACTCGTTGCTATTCTTGTTTCTTTTTTAATTGCCATTATTTACTCGCCATACCTTTTAACAGTTTTTTAATTTCTGCCATATCTTTTTTAAGACTATCTATGTCTTCCCTTTGTTTTGCGTCTATTTCAGATTGCTCTTGTTGTTTAGCAATTTGATTTAGCCTCTGTTCAAATGCGCTTCTATCTGTATTTATAATAGCATTGGTAGACGTATCTCTAACTAAATTAGGAGATTCTTCTACTATTGCCCTTTCTACGTTTTTCTTTGTTGCCATTATATTTCCTATGTAGAAGCTATTGCTCTAAAATCTTTACACGTTGGAACATTAGAACTTGAAGTTGTTCTTAATACTATCTTAAATGCAAATGCTCCAAATTTACCAATTGCTGGATCTATTGCATATGATACTTCGCTATATTGTCCACCATCATTAACTGGTAATGGATTAGATATCGTTACAGTTGTATCGGTGTCTCTTATCCATGCTACTGAATCAAAATCAACATCAGAACCAGCTGCAACAGCTTTATAATATAAATCAATATTACTAGATTATGGTCTATTACCATTTATAAAAACACTAATTACATCGGCTTCGTCGGCTAATTCAATTTTCTTTGTTATATATTTGGCAACATTTGATGTACCTTGTGCAGTTGTTTCAGCAATAAAACTTGAATAGTTTCCTGAATTATCTGTAGCGTCATTAACTCTATTTTGAACTGTAGTAGCAGATAATCTATTCATATCAATTACTGGTGATACATAATCATTCTCATTTGCAAATGTAGCAGTTAATTCGAATGATTTATTTCCACCCATAAAATTAGTTTCATTAATTTGAGATCCAATTACAAGAGGTGAAGTAAATTGTAAATTACTATTTGATAATACTGGTAAACTAGTTAATCCAGAATTTGAATACATTTGTTCTGAACCAGAATCAATTGATTTACCAGAAAAACCATTTAATGAATAAGATATCGCTGTACCTGGAACAATCAATTCTTGAATCATTGGATGCAATAAATTATAGAATCTATTTTCAGTGGCAGTTACTGTTGAACCTCCACCTGGAATTCCTTGAGTAGTAGATGTTCCTGTTACCGTAATTGTGTATGAATCATGTTCTATATTGGCAATTGTATGATCGCCATTTAAATTTGCCGCAGTTATGCCATTTCCAGCCACATTTCCAGCGAGAGTAACTTTATTACTTGTTCCATACATTCCATGATTTTTATGTTTTATTCTAATAATAGAATTACCACCAGATTGTGATACATATGTAAATGGATTATTACTTAATGGTTTAGCCGGAATTACGTCATTAACAAATGTGACTGTTTGATTTGCTGTAGCAAATTTAGCCCTATATAAAGTAAACTTAAGATCTTTACTTTGTTCAGGTGTCCATGTAGATGAGTTTGCTGAAGTAAAGAATACACCATTATACGGTTGTTTTGTAACTCTATTTGCAGTATTAATCATATCAAATCCACCAGTCTCTGCTACTGCGACTTTATAATCGTCTGACATTGATATTAAAACTATTGCATATTCTTGATCTTGTTCTAAATAAACCGGATGATCGAATGCAATTGATGTTGCTGTTGCTCCTGTATTAGAAACTCCAATACTTCCAGGATATGTATTAACATCTGTGCCTGGAACAATCTTTTGAGTTGGAGATCCATTTTCTACTGATCGAATAGAAACATTCAATGGGATATTAGCATCTTTAGCTGTTACAAAAAGATCTATTTTAGAAACAAATAATCCACCTTTTTGATCCACTAAGAATGTTTGTGCAACTGGATCTACCCAAGTTGTTGTAGTGTTTGATCTTGTTTTACTGTCTGTAATTGTTCTTTCATCTGACATTTCAGAAGTAACAAACTTAGGAATTTTAGTAGAAATAATTGTTTTTTCTTGAGTTTCTAATAGTCCTTGTGCATGATACTGTGCTTCAGCGAATGTTGTTTCGTTATCTTTATTATTTGTTGAATCATCTGTTAATCTAAATTCTCTTGTTCCGGTTTTAAATTTCAGAGCGCTATTTCTTGGAATTATAAATGAACCTTCAACTTTACCAGATGAATCCGTCGTTAGAGCATTGCTTACTCCACCTGGATAAACAGATAAATTCTCATATGTTGTTGCACCGCCTTGAGATGAGAATTCTAAATAACCACCAACTTCTGTAACAAATGCACCAACAGCTTGTCCATTAAAAAACGGATAAACTCTTGTATCTGGTTTCATCAGCTCTGCTTTAAACCAAATTTTCCTTGATCTCATAAATGGTACAAAGTTAACTTCAACCACTCTAGATCCTAAATCTTTTAATTGTGTTTCTGGAACAATCGAAGTTGTTAAACCAGATCTTGTTTGAGATGATGTTGTAGTTTCAGTAGTTATAGTTGTAGTAACAACCCTTCTACCACGACCACGACCTCTACGACCTCTTTCTAATTCTCTTTCGTCAATATCAATACCGAATGTTCCGGAAGTTGAAGTTTCAATACCAGACCAATTAGTTTCCCATTCATTCCATACTGTACCTAAAATACCTGACTCTTCCGCCATGGCAGTAAATTGATCATAAATTCCATTATCATCTATTGTTACATCAGGTCTTACATCAACTTCTTTCCACTCATCAGATTCAGGAGAAAGCTTCATCGTTCCTCCCCATGTAAATACGTTATATGGATTTACAAATTCTGCATATGTTCCATACGGTTGTTTTATCCATTCTTCATGTGCAAATGATTTAGTTACTAATGACGTATTTTTAACGACTGCTCCTGAATCACCTGATTTTCTAATTAGGTTGACGTTTCTTTCGTCAAATTGTGGTCTTAATACACCGTGTTCTTTATCGATGGCAACTCCGTAATCTTTATGTGCCGAATTACCAACATTGTGTCCATAGAATCCATCAACAACAAATCCATTTTTAAATCTTGAATTATTACTTCCATCAAATATTTGTGTATCTGCTGCTTCTTTTTCTAATAGAGAAAGAGAGGTATAGTATTCTAGATTTTTAATTCTTTTATCTAACTTACCAATATCTTTCATAGTATAACGTTTGTTATCTACTGGAAGTAATACTACATCTTTAGGTGAAAATACATATGGCAACAATTGTAAATTGTAAATAACCATAGCATCTGCAGGATCATCTGGAGCCGTAGGTTTTCTATCTGTTACTCCTTCGACAACTTTAAATTCTCCAGAAGTGGTAATAAAAAGTTTATCAATACGACCTAAATAGTGTGTAATATCTGCAATGACAATTCCACCAGGTAAAGGAGTTTGTGTTAACATTCTACCAGTACCCGTACTAAATTCTTGTCCAGTTGTTGCACCTGTATGTGATTTAATTGGCCTAAAGTCTAAACAATCTCGCAGCTCTACTGTTCCTTGAGAGGAATCGAATGTAGGAATATCTTCATAATCTGCATACGAATCTACAGAGAAATAATCTCCGGTTCCATGTGTAAAATGGAAAAACTTAACTGTTAAATTGCCATTAGGAACTGTATTTCCTGCAATTAAATTAATCTTTCCTTCTTCATAGAAATTATCGCGTTGACCATTATCTAAAATAAATTTATCTGTAACATCAACACTCGAAGCATCTTGAATTGATACTATATTAATAATATCAACTGCATCTAATCCATAAGATGAAGATCCATTAGCTGTAATTACCTTTGTTATTTGTGCAGATTTTGTTTTTTGTATTTGTGTAACATTTGATTTAATAACAGAAAGTATAACTTGACATGATGCACCATTTGCAAATCCTGTCATAGCAGATGTATTATTTATTGTTACGCTATTTGTTCCATTACCTACAATATTGCCTGTAGGCACAACAATAGGAGCATTGCCTGCGATTGACATTAATACGTTTGTTGTATTAGCTAATACACCTTGAGTAATATTAATTGAAATTTGTGGAGAAGCATTAGCAGTAACTGTAAATTTTTCTCTTACAGTATAAATTGTATCAACGCCCGATCCATCATATAATGTTTTAACCGCTTCATATGGAAGTTTAAATACTAAACCGTTATTACCTGAATCAAACCTTGTTCCTACTGGATCTAGATTTCCTGCAAAGTTTTGACCTGATACCGTTTGTGCAACCTTAGCAACTGTAGTAAATGAATTAGAACCAGACATTGTAATATCAAAAAGATATAACCTATGATAAGATGCATCTTGTCTTTCTAATCCTCTTGCTCTTGCTGTTCCAATCGTAGCATTACTTGAATTTAATAAATTTAAAGTTATGTAATTATTAATATCTGGCATACCAGTTATAGAAGAAGATGTCAACTTAATAAAGTTACCAATTGGTAAAGTTGTAATATTAGCATTCTCTTTTATGAAATCTTTTGCGCCTCTTGGTTTATCAATGGCAACATATGTTGTTGCAACATTTTCTACTCTATAACCTTGAACGTATGATACTGAAGGCTCAACACCAATGGCCAATTTAGTGGCCACACCACCATTGCCGCTAGTTAAATGACCGTTATTAGATCCTGTATCTAAATGCTCTTTAACATCTAAAATAAAAGGCTTAAGCGCATAATTACCAGATTCTTCATGAGTTCTTCGTGCGAATCTATCAGTTAGCTCTGTATTAAGTGGAGCAGTAATCGTAGTAGATACTTTACCGCCTTGAACTTTTAAAAGTATAATATAATTTGAAAATGTAGTATTTGGGGCAGTTATAGATTCTTTAATAAGACTAGTCGATATTTGATATCTGTTTGCACCAGGTGCAGCATAGTTTGTAGTACCTGTTGCGTTATCTCCTAAAGTTGCATCATCAGTTGTTGATATAATATTTTCTGAAACATTTAATCCGACAATATAAGTTGGAGTATTTCCATATTTGTCGAGAATTAATGATTGCGTCGCAACATAAGCAAAACACCCAGAAATAAAATATACACCTTCTTCAATGCTAACAACAGAACCATATCCAGTTTGAGTTGAATAAGCAGAGTTTGTACCACTACCATCTACATCTGTTCCACCTGCAACCATCAATTTAGATGAAGCACCATGTGAACTTGTTAAGATTTCACCTGCAGCAAAAGTTTTTGTTAATTTTCCAGTACCTGCATTTTGATATTTAATATATAATGTATTTGGATCTCCACCTGTTGCGCTTACAACATCAAGAACAATAGCTTGTACACCATTTGTTGCACCTGTTATAGTTGTTCCTTTAACATTGGCCAAATATCCTGATGTGGTAAATGATGCTCCACTTGTTGTAAATACTTCTTCAACTTTTACAAAATCGTATTCAATGTTAAGTGATACTTTACCACCTACAACTCTTGAACCATCATTAAATGAATATTGACCGTGACGATCTATTTGAGCCTGTAATGCAGTTTGCAATTGAGTTAACTCTCTCGCTTGAACCGCAAAACCTGGTCTAAATAATACTCTGTGATAATTTTTAGATTCTAAATAATCATCATAAAACGGTTCTGAACCATATATTTTAACTTTACTAATTGTCATATTTTTTTTTCCTACTTATATACTATTTATTAGTATATTAGAATTCAATAATTATTTTAATGTCTTCGATTTGTGATGATGATCTATTAATAGGATCTCTATTTTCTAAGAATAAAACTTGTCCACTATTTCTTGCAACTTCTTGAGCAACGACTGCAGCACTTCCATGAAGAGTAGCAGAACCACCACCTACACCTGTTACAGTTTCAGAATTAACAAAATCAAGGTAACCTGTTTTTGAATTTCTGTGATAATATAATCTACTATTAGTTGAATCGATTTCAGTAATAAATGCTATTGCTCCTGATGTTCCACCAGTTAATACCGCATCTACTAAAAATCCAGTCGTATTTTGACCAGATGCTAATTGTAAATATTTAGTGGCTCTTAATGTTGGATTAGCAGAAGCTGTAGCTAATGTTGTTCCGTCTACTAATTTAGGATTTTTAATTAATGTTACTTGTCTAAAATCATTATTAATAGCAAGGTCACCAGCTTGTGAACCTGTTAATAATGTATTTACTGCTACATAAAATCCACCTAATTCTTGAACAGGATCATTACCATGTCCAAGAGGAGGAGCAATAACTGCTCTTGCTGTTGCGCTTGAACCATTACCACCAGTGATTGTTACTTGAGCAACAGTATAATTTGTTCCTTTTGCTGTAATTGTAATTCCAGTAACTGCTCCACCACCAATCGTTGCAGTGGCCGTAGCACCTGTTCCGTCACCAGTAATAGTAACCGTAGGAGTTGCAGTATAGCCTGTTCCACCTGCTGTGATTTCTGCTCGTTCAATACCTGCTGCAAGAGCATCATCTCTTGAAGCTTTTTGGTTTAAGTATTGTGCATAATCACCCTCGGATAATGCAGCTTCTGCTGCAGCATCATTATTATAGGCTAAAGAAACAGTCTTCACCGGCATGTATGAAGTTGTTAAGAATTTTTCTGCATCTTCAACAGCAGTAGTATACATATATTTCCATACATATCCATCTGATTCTGCTTGAGGTTGAGTTAGTGTTTGAGTAGGCTGAATAGTAGAAACACCACCACCTTTTTTAATAAGTTTGTAAACTTTAAATTCTGAAGTAATAACATAGAATGATTTATCATAAATGGTTGCATCATCTGAATCCCACGCGTGATATGAACTACCCGATGTCCAAGTATATCTTGGTACAATATGAGAAACGTCAGCGGCAGTTAATGCTTTCATACCTAATAGATTTTGATATGCTTCATTTATGCTATCAATATTATCAAGCGGAGTAAAAGCCGTTGTGTCTGATGTGTCAGATGTTGAGTTTGACCATACATCGGATTTACCGATACCAACATATACTTCCGTACCTGCTGCTTGTATGTCTTCTTTAAAGTTTTCAGCGTTTGTTACCCTGAATTGTGATGTTACGATTGCCGTCATTTTCTTATCCTATGATTGAGTTAAATTACTCATTACGTTATATTTATTTATAACAGTTTCAGAGACGTTTGAGATCAAATTATTTTTATATTCTCTCATTGGTGTATGGTCTCTAAACTTTTTAACCTTATACCAATCATCTCCTTTTCTGTTAAAGTAAGAATTCTGTTGTTGTGTTTTAAATGCAGGATTTCGTACTAAGACATATTCTGCAGGTAATTTTTTATCGGCAGTTGCCGATTGTTGTGTAAGTGTTACATTTAAAGTTACTACTGCTGTTGCCGTAGCACTATTTCCATCTCCACTAATTGTTACAGTTGGAGCCGAAGTATAACCGTGGCCACCATCTGTTACAGTAATTCCAGTAACAGCACCGCTACTTAAGGTAACTGTACCTGTAGCTTGTCTTACTGCACCGCCTCCACTGAATGCTACTGTTGCCGAACTATAACCGCTGCCTCCAGCAGTAACAGTAACGGAATCAACAGGGAAGTTTCCACCGTATAAGTTTCTATTGCCATTAATTAATAAAGAACCTCTTAATGAACCATTAGATTGCAATGGATTTAAAACCATCGATGTTGTTGGATCTTCATCGGTATGATTTAATTCTAATTTAATTACTGGTTTAATATCTCGGCCTCGAGTTTCGCTTGAAGCAGGAGAACCTATTTTTACAAGTGGATTTCTTACATATCCACTACCAACATTAGTAATTGTAAATCCTGAAATTTCTCCTTCAGCATCTAATTGTAATGTAGCTGTTGCTTGCACGTTTGAAGCTTGTAATTCTCCTTCTTGGTCTGTGGCTGTAGGAGCATCAAAGACTAAAGTCGGTGCAGTCTTATATCTCTTATCACCTAAATTACTTAAATATAAATTTTGTATTTTACTATCATTTGGATTCGCTGCAACAATTGCATTTGCTTGAGTATAATTTTTACCTTCATTAGTAACCGTAATCGAATCGATTTGACCTTCATCGTCAAGAGCACACGTTGCAGTCGCACTACTTCCAGTGCCAGTAATTGTAATTACTGGTGCAGATGCATAACCATAACCTTTACTTACAGCTGTGATTGCTTTTATCATATTAGAACCAACTTCAGTAACTGCTGCAGTTGCTCCTGTACCTGCGACAGAATTAAATGTTAATGTTGCACTTCCACTTGCTACAGCACCTGAAGTATGTGTTGGATCTGAATTTGATGCAGTAGTTCCTGCAGTAGTAACGGTGTATAAATTCACACCATGTTTTATAATAGCGCCTTGTGCAAATGCAGTACTTCGAGCATAAGCCACAAATCCAAGTGTAACTGTTATAACACCAGGAACTCCATAGTCTTCTCCGCTTGTAACCATATTAATGGCATTAACTGCGCCAGAATTTACTGTAGCCACAGCTGAAGCTGTAGTATGACCATCCGAATCCACGATATCAATTTTATTTGGTGCTACTGTATAACCAGATCCACCTGCTGTTACGCCAATTGAAATGACACCACCTTGTTTAGTGGTAACACTTAAAGTTCCACCACGATGAATTCGAGCTTCAACGTTTGGAGAGAAAGTAGATACAAAAGCTTCTACTAATACTGGAAGATCTTCTGCTCCAATTGTACCAGGTTGAAGACCAGGCATCGAGCTTAAAGTAAATCGATTTATACGAGAATATACATCTTTGAATAATTGACCTGTGCCATTTGTGGCAGTACCTGATACTCTTTGACCATCTCCAAGCGCACTACGTGTTAATGCTATTAATATTAGAATCTCACCAAAAAACTTAAATCCGGCAGGATGCACAAGCTTTTCAAAAGAGGAATTCCACTTAGATAAGTTTTGACCTGTTCTAATAAGGTAAGAGAATTTTTGCCAATAAAAAGAATCTTGGATTCTTATACTTTTTTCTGATATCTTTCCTTTACGATCTAAGAATGAACTTGTTCCAATATCCCAAGTACCATCACTTGGTTTCAACGTAGAATCCCATGGATATATTACTTCAACTTCATCATTGAATAATAATCTAAAGAATACTTCTACTGAATCTTGAGCACCTTTAATTTTATAAAAGTCTGTGATCGTTTTATATAGATTTCTTTTATCAACTGTAATATCTCTTGGTAATGAAGCAGCAATTTCTTTCTGCATTAACTGTAAATATTCATCGGAATTTTGATCAATATTCATTGCTTCTTCAATGGCATTGATAACATACGATGGACCAGGACCTACCCAATATTTTACGATCGTAGTAAGTGTCGCAGTTTTGGCATTATGAGCCGTTAATCCTGATACCGTAAATGTTTTACCAAGTGCAGAAGTACTATTTACAAGAGTACCAGGTAATTCGTTACCATTTGAAATGAATACATTCGTAGATGATAATGCAATCGATGTGATTGAACCATCTGGATTTGTAACGGCTAACGTTGAGTTTGCACCTTCGCTATCTGAATAAAAATGATCATTCGAATTTTCAGGATCTAGAATTCTAAAGTTTGCTTTACCACTTGTTATAACATCTGTGTGTGTTTCAACTTCTTGATATATGAACTCTTTCATGTTTTGATACTTGTAATAGAATTCAAGCATCGTTTTCATTCCATCAGATTTTTCAAGTATCTCAGATGGAATCAGTTGATCGATTCGTATATCTTCTTTTGTCTTACGCTTAGTACTCGCTACAGATTCAAGATATCCTGGAGAATTTGCGTTAGATCCGTATCCTGACATTAGCTAGTCCTAAATCTTGTTGTTGTAGTATAATCAATTGTTCCTGCAGAACCTGATACGGCAATCGTATCTTCATCGGCCGATATTGTTACACGAGTATTATCAATTGAAAGTAACTGATCTCTTTTTGGTGCAATATCTAATGAGTTTGGTATGACAGTAATTCGAATTGGAGTTGTATCATCAGGCACAAAACTGTTAAGAGTGATTGTTCCTTTTACTGGATCAAGTTCTCCAGCATCTGCAATAACTTTTACTTCAACACCTGATACAAGTTTATATACATATATGTTTCGTTTTGTTGATGCAGTTATTATTTCGTCACCAAAGAAATGATCATCGCCACTTAATTTAAATGATGTACTTGTAATTACATTTTGATCTAAGCCCGATGGAATAAAGAATGAACCAGTAAAAACAAGGCTATGATTATTTACGACAGTAGATGGTGTAATTGTTTGAAATAAGAAAGGACGAACAGTACTATTCAAGATAGCAGGATCGGCCTTATCAATATCTTTTAAGAGAGAAGAGTGCCTGAATACACCATCGAATTTATTTAAATCGTTTAAACTGAAATCATCAATTGTATCTCTTACAACAGAGGTGAGTTCGACAGAAGTTCTATCTGTGAGATTTGGATTGTATTTAAATGCAACGTCAAGTTCCAAGAATGTAAAGTTAGGATTTACAATTTCTGGTGTTATACTGACAACGTTTTTACCCTTTAATATGTTTGTTGTAATATCTTCTTTTTCTGCATTGGTTAAAACATTTGCAGAAACAGGTTTAATACAAATATATATTTTACCATAATCAGGCGGATCATTATCTTCTCCACCCCATGTTGAGATGGCAGAGATATTAGAGAATTCACCCAATATAATAGAACGATAATCATCTGATGTTACCGCACGTTTCTGAGAAGTAAATGTAAGAGGAGCATTATAACGAATTGATTCTGTTGTTTCTGAATCTGCTCCACCTGTTGCGGCACTGACAATTGTTGCGGTGGTATTTGAGAATCCACCAATATTATCTGCAACAGTAAACGACTTGGCACCATTTGATTCTGGACCATTTGAAAAAAGGTAATCGAGTGTAATGATATTATTATTCGAAGGTTTAAAACCAATCACGTTATCACCAAAATAAATTTCATAATATTCATTTGAATTTTCTTGAAGATGATAGATTTTTGTATCTGATTTGGCCGTAAGAAGAGAGGCGAATTTTGTATAGATGTCAAACGAAGTTGATTCTTCATTTGCCTGTACTCTTACTCTTAATGTACTTGTATCGACGTCACCGTCTGGTATTTGATATTTCTGATTGACGATATCATTATCGACTCGAAACTTCATTGTCTTATATGTACCTTCTGCGATTTCGACATTCGAAAAAGTATATGTCTTTGATACAGGACTGACGGCCGTGACGAGCGTGGCAGTCTGAGTGGAAAGGACGATATAATTAAATTCTTCACCGTCGACCAGTGTGGTGAGTTTTGTACCACGTGGAAGGGAAAGCGTCGTTGGAATTGTTCCGATCTCAGAAGTTACATTCACGACAATATTTACCTTTGCACGAGGAGCGAGTACGGATCGTGGTGTATAACCAAGCATCTTTGCTCGTGTTACCACATTACCTCTTATTTGGGCAGAGTCTAAGAACGCTTCGTTTAATGCCAAATGGGCAGTCATCGCATTATAATGTGTATTATATGCAAGAACATCTAAGAGAACGGAGAGGCCGGACCCATCGAAATCGTAATCGCTAAATTCACTTTGTTGTTTTAAATAGTTTTTGAGGTTCAGCTTTATCTGATCAAAATCTAATTCGGTTGTTTTTAAATTGGAACTCGCCATATTTTTACCTTATTCTTTGTAGTAATACTTCCACTTCTTCGGATGTATCGAATTCTTTTATATTAAATATCACATTAATACGATATGCATTTTTTTCTGAGAGATCAATCACCTGTACATTCTGTACTCTTATACGTGGTTCATGATTTACCAATACATTTCTGATCCCTTCTTTTAACGCAATTCTTGTAATGGCATCCGCGGGCTCAAATAACAATCCACGTAGATTGGCACCAAGAGTAGGTTGAAAGGGTCTCTCATAAAAATTACTGATTAATAGATTACGTACGGCATTTTTAATTGCGGCATCATCCTTTAAAGACATAATATCTTTACGAAAGGGATGCAACTTTAAGGATAGGTCCAAATCAGACCAACCCTTTTTACGAGAAACTCTTGTATTCCTCCTTGACCTAGGACCGGATGCTGTTTTATCTGATAATCTACTCATGTATCTATTTATATCCTTTACTGTGTACTTTTCATATAATATGTGTTATAATAAACCCTGGGCCAGTTTTTACCCGGGGGAATTTTTTTTCCTGGTAAACCCTGGTGATCATTCAACTGGTTAAGGTGACAGCTGCTACCAGGCCCCAGGCCCTTATTTCTCCCCCAACAATTGACTAACCCGTCTATTCATCTCCTGCGACCGGTGCACCTGTATCAGCCTGTGCTCCTGTAGGCGCTGTGGCTGAACCTGTATGGGTATGAGTATCAAGTACAATGCCCTTACCGGTTATGCTGTCTGTCGCGACGAGGGTCTTATCAAACGTTACCGGCTCAGTCACATGGAGCGTCCCTGTGATGCTAGTATTTCCATCTAATGTTATAACATCAGAAAAACTATTAATGCTGATGTCGCCTGCCTGGTTAATCTCTACAGTAGTTCCTGAGCTATGCGTTACCTTTAATCTATTATTATCA